GCCTTACCAGCGGGAGCCGTTGGACATGACGGCCAACCCGTTTTGCAATCGGATCACGCTCATGTGGTCCGCTCAGGTCGGCAAGACCACGCTGGCGCTTTGCGCCCAGGCATTTAAGATCGGACAGGACCCGCAGTCTCAGATCATGATGCAGCCAAGCCAGGGCGATCTTGGCACTTGGTTGGAGACCAAATTCAATCCGCTGGTGGCATCGAATGACGAGCTTGAGCGGCTCATCGCGAAGCCGCGAGGTCGGGAAGGCGTGAACAACCAACGGATGAAATCTTATCCTGGCGGGTTTTTGATGTTCTCCTGGTCGGGGTCGGCGAAGACGATGCGCGGGCGAAGCGCTCCGTTTATTGTCTGCGATGAAGTGGACGGTTATGACAAAAGCACAGAAGGCCATCCGGTTTCCTTGCTCTGGCAGCGGGCGGCGACGTTTGGAGATCGGAGAAAGCTGCTAGAGATCAGCACGCCGACGATCAAGGGGGCGAGCTGGATTGAATCGGCCTTCGAGGCTGGCGATCGCCGATACTTTCATGTGCCTTGTCCGCATTGCGGTGACAGCCAGACGCTTCGCTGGTCGAATGTCATCTGGGATGAAGGCAAGCCGGACACTGCCAAATACGCTTGTAATTCCTGCGGCGTTTTGTGGAATGACGGCGAGAGGATTGCGGCCATCCGAAAGGGTGAGTGGGTGGCAACCGATGAATTTACCGGTCACGTCAGCTATCACCTGAACGAGATGTATAGCTGTTTCAGGAAACTAGGCGATATCGCTCAGAGCTTTCTGGATAAAAAACACACAAATGACTTGCAGACTTTTGTCAACGTATCACTCGCTGAAACATGGGAAGAACAAGGAGAGGGGGTCGAGGAACATGTCATTAAGCAAAGAGCTGAGGACTGGGGCGACAAAGTGCCTGAACAGGTTGCGGTCTTGGTGGCTGGTGTTGACGTTCAGGATGATCGTCTGGAGGTTGAGATTCTTGGTGTGGGCCGCGACTTGGAGCAATGGAGTGTTGACTACCAAACGCTCCAGGGCGATCCGTCGAGCCCGGCGGTCTGGGAGCACCTAGATTCCGTGCTGTTCGCCGAGTATGAAACGCATGATGGTCGGCTTCTGAACATCCGCTCGACGGCCATCGACACCGGCGGCCATCATACCCAGGCGACTTATCGATACATAAAGGCGCGAGAAGGGCGTCGGGTTTTCGGCATCAAGGGCATTGGCGGTGAGGGCAAGCCGCTGGTCGGGAGGCCATCCAGGAATAACATCGGGAAGATTCATCTTTTTCCGGTCGGATCGGACACGGCAAAGGAAGCGGTTTTCGGTCACCTGCGGATCACCGATCCGGGGCCTGGTTATTGTCACTTCCCGATTGACCGGCCCGATGAATACTTTGAGCAGCTAACAGCCGAGCGCCGCGTCACTCGATACGTTCGGGGTCATGCCAAACGGCAGTGGGTTAAGAAGCGGGCACGAAATGAAGCGCTCGACGTTCGATGCTATGCTTTGGCTGCACTGTCGATATCTGGTATCAATGTCAATACAATAGCGGATAAAATGCTGGCACAATCTAAAGCCGAGAAAACTGAATCCGGCGAGCAGACGCAGGACGTGCGGCGAAGAATGCAGAGAAAGCGGCCTGGCGGCTTTGTGAATAATTGGAGAGTTTAATGGCGAACGCATTTGACACCGCATCCGCGCCACAGGGTGAGCCGACCGAAATCATTGCTGGCGATCTTGTTATCTGGCGGCGCGATGATCTCGCCGTAAACTATCCGACCGACTCTTTCTCTCTTTCCTATTCGTTTCAGTCGATCAAGCAGTCTTCAGAAAGCGGCAACAATTTCGAGATCACGGCCAGCAAGGATGCTGGCGGTTTTTATGCGGAAATTGATTCAGCGACCGCGTTGGCGCTTACCGATTTTGGGGAATATGGCTGGCAAGCGTATATCACTCGCGACAGCGATTCGGCGAGAGTTACGGTCGGGCAAGGCCGACTGACGATTAAAACCGACTTCGATTCTCTTAACCAGGACCCACGCACCCACGCCGAGGTTATGGTTGCGAAGATTGAATCAATCCTCGAAGGCCGTGCTGATTCGGATGTGGCGAATTACTCCATCAATGGCCGCACTCTCACGAAGATTGCCATTGAGGATTTGATGAAATGGCGCGATTACTATCGCTCTGAAGTCACGCGGCTAAAGCGTGAGGAAGATATCAAGCTGGGGCGCTCCGTGCCTTCAACGGTCAAGGTGAGATTCTAAGTTATGGGAATGCTCGATATATTCAAGCGCAATCAGAAGCCGGTTAAGAAGCGCGGCTATGATGGTGTGAATGCGGGGCGTCTTTTTTCTGACTTTGTGACTTCGCAGAAGTCGGCTGACGCTGAGCTCCGTTACAGTCTGAGGGCGCTGCGGGATCGGTGCCGTGAGCTGTCGAGGAACAACGAATACGCTCGGCGGTATATCAACCTGCTCAAGACTAACGTAGTCGGCGAGCGTGGCGCGACGCTTCAGGTCAAGGCCGTGAATGCTGACGGCAGCATGGACCAGATCGGCAACCGAATCATCGAACAGGAATGGAAGCGTTGGGGGCGCACCGGGAATTGCACGGTCGATGGTCGGTATTCTTTCGCCGATGCTCAGGCGATGGTGATGGAGTCGCTGGCGCGGGATGGTGAGTGCCTGGTCCGCATGGTCAACTACGAAGGGAACCGCGACCGCTTCGCCCTGGAGTTTCTTGAGCCCGATGTTCTCTATGAGGAAAAGAACGAGAAGCTCCCGAACGGGAATCAGATTCGCATGGGCGTCGAGATGGACCGCTATCGGCGGCCCGTCGCCTATCATGTGCTAACCGAACACCCAGGCGATGTGACATACAGCACCTATGCGCGACGTACTCAGCGCATCCCGGCGGAGCAGGTTTTGCATCTTTATCTCCCAGAGCGGGCGCAGCAGACACGCGGCGTTCCGTGGATGAGCACCGCGATCAGCGCTTTGAAGATGCTGCACGGATATCGTGAGGCCGAGCTGGTCGCGGCGCGAACGGCGGCATCCAAGATGGGCTTTTTCGTCTCTCGCGCTGGCGATGGGTTCCAGGCCGATGACTATGAGGGCGAGATTCCGATCATGGAGGCCGAGCCCGGCAGTTTCCACCAGCTACCGCAGGGCGTGGATTTCCAGCAGTTCGATCCGCAGCACCCGACTTCGGCTTTCTCTGATTTCGAAAAGTCGATTTTGCGCGGCATCGCTTCCGGTCTGGGTATTTCTTACCATTCCCTGGCGAATGATCTGACGCAGACTTCGTACTCATCGATCCGCCAGGGCACGATCGAAGATCGCGATTTCTATCGTTATCTTCAGCACTTCATGATCGAGCACTTTCTGATTCCGGTTTATCGGCAGTGGCTATCGCGGGCGATGACCATCGGCGTAGTCAACTTGCCGATCAACAAATTCGACAAGTTCGCCGATGCGGCGATGTTCCGTCCGCGTGGGTTCCAGTGGGTCGATCCTCAGAAAGAGATCAGCGCCAACGTGATTGCGCTTAACAACGGAATCATCTCGCTTCAGGACGTGGCGAATAATTATGGCCGCGATCTTGATGACTTGATGGCGACCATCGCTCAAGACAAGCAAACCGCTGAGAAGTACGGATTGCAGTTCGCGCATGAGCCGTTCGGCGGTGGTCAGGGGCCATACGGCCCGGCCAAGGTTAATTTGCAGACCGGTGAGCCGTTCAACGATATGGCACCAGAGGAGCCGACCGATGGCGACTGATTTCCCGTCTCAGGGCGACGATTTCAAAATCACGCTTCGCAACAGCGAATATCCTCAGTTCGATCGGGATTTTGCTGAGAACATTCAGGAGTTCAATACCGAAATCTGGGGCGCTGGCGGCAATATCCGCGGCAACGAGGCTTTCGAGCTTTGGGGCCAGGCTCGCGATGGTTCAGAAGACCCGGAAGTTTTGGACTGGATCAAAGAGCGCGAGGCTTGGGCTGCTCGGCATTTCGACAACGGCGCTCAGTTTGAGAGCGGCGATCTTGAGCCGAATATGTCAAACGTTGGCGGCATTGTCTCGCAGATGAAGTGGGGCGTTATCGGAACGCTTGGCGAGCAGGGTATGAAAGACGTCATTCTTGAGCTTGTCAAAAAGCAGGAAGGTCGAAAGGAAGACCGCCAGCTATCCGATGAGGTCGAGAAAGGGCTCGCCAATAAACGCGATGAGCACAATGAGGAAGTCGGAGACGACGAGCTGCGCCGGGTGACGATCTCAATGCTCCGCGAAGTGTTCGAGCGCGGCGTTGGCGCTTATGAAACCAATCCGGCGTCGGTCCGCCCTGGCGTTTCCAGTCCTGAGCAGTGGGCTTATGCGCGAGTGAATTCTTTTCTTTTTGCCATGCGAAATGATCGTTTTCAGGGCGGCCCGCATGACACCGATCTATTTCCTGAAGGCCATCCGCTGGCGAGTGAGGACCGTATGAAGCACGACGAAGAAAGGCCATATCCAAACGAGCACGCCGCTCGGATCAAAGATCCAGACAAATATGAGATGTTCCGTCGAGATGCGAATGCTGGCGGGGATGGCATTGATTTCATTTATGGTATCTTCGAGGAAAATGGCGAGCGGTTATCCGAAATTCAAAGCGTGCGATTCGATGCCGATCGTTATACGATGGAAGAATCAATGCAGTGGTTGGCGGATCACGATATGGAACCGATGAAATTTGAGGAAGCTGTTGGCGAGCGCTCTGATGAGGCGCAGACCAAACGTCACATTGTCGAGATCACTGAGGACGAAGATGCGATCCTCATCAAGTTCGGCAAAGGAATGGAGTTTGAGGGCATTAACGTAATGCCCGAGGAAGTCCAGGACGACGAAGAATCTGACGAGGAAATGGAGCTCGAAGTCTCGCGTTTCTCGAAAACTGAGACTTTGCATCGAGCCGAGACCATGGAGCCCGAAGCGGTTGATGATCGCCGGGTTCGCATGTCAGTGAGCTCTGAGATGCCGGTCGAACGTGGCTATGGTAAGGAGGTCTTGGACCACAACCGCGCCAGCGTCGATCTGGAATTCATGAATTCAGGCCGTGCGCCGCTTTTGATGGATCACGATCCAGAGCGGCAGATCGGCGTTGTCGAATCTGTAACCCTCGACGAGCAAGCCGGGCGTCTCCGTGCTGTGGTGCGTTTTAGTCGAAACGCGCTGGCGAGCGAGGTTTACGATGATGTGGTGGATGGTATCCGCGGCAATGTGTCGATTGGATATCGTGTCACCAAAATGGACCGCGATGAAGGGAACATGGATGTGTTCCGCGCAACTTCATGGCAGCCGCTCGAAGTCTCGATTGTTTCAATCCCAGCCGACCAGTCAGTCGGTGTGGGGCGGGCGCACGAGAGTTCACCTGAAACCGAAACCGAAAGTACAGTTCCAACCGTGGAGGTAAACGAAATGGAACAGTCAAAAGATACGGTGCGTCAGGAAGCACTTTCTGCGTACCAGAAGGAAGTCGGCGAGATCATCGATCTCGGCGTTCGTCACAACCAGCGCGCTCTCGCTGATGATGCAATCCGCAAGGGCCTCGGCCTGGCTCAGTTCCGCGGCCTTCTCCTGGAGAAGATCGCTGACAAGCCGCTCGATGCTCCTGAGATTGATATGTCAGAGAAAGAGCAGCGTCAGTATTCGCTGATGAATGCGATTCGCTCCGCCGCAATGGGCCGTCTCGACGGCTTTGAGGCTGAGGTCTCGCAGGAATTGGCCCGTCACTATGGGAAAGAGGCTCGCGGCTTTTATGTTCC